GGGGTCCACTTTAATTCAAACATTCTTTGGAATGCTTCTTGTGCAGACTTCTGAGCCTTATAATCATTCCAAGGTAAACGGTTTTCTTTGGCGTGATTCTTTTGAACTGAATACATACCCTCGATTACACGACGACAAACTTCGTGCCATCTTTCTTTAGTTCCATCTTCTTTCATACGAGAATACGTACGAATAAAAGTAATTTCTCCAAGTGAGTTTTCTGCTGCATCTTTAAAACCGAATGGGCTTTCTTGAGATTTATACTTTTCTACGAAGTCTTCTGGAAGTTTAAAACTAAAAAAATCTGACATGTGTATCGTCCTTTCAAAAACGGAATAGTCTTAAGTATAGCAGAGTTTTCAAAAAAGCAAAACTCTCCCCTAAAGTTATGGTTTATAGTTAGTTTTATAAAGTTTGCCAGTGCAAATAATCTCTGTATTCTCCATGCCCAATAACTCTTGAATCAACCCACCAATCTTCATGGAATGATCTATGAACTAATGAGTATCCTAAAGAATCTAAAATCTCTCTTTGTGCATCTCTAATTGATTCATTTCTCCAATACATATTTGCATCGTGCTCAAAAGTAATTAAAGTAAATCTGTATGTGTTTAATGGGACTGCTATTAAGCCTTGAAGTGTCCAGTGACTATTTCCCACTGGTCTTCCGTGATTATCATAGCCAGCGTCTATGTCTAATTGTAGGTAGTCAATTTGTTTTGGAAAGTTGTTTTTTTCAAAGTAGTCTATATAGTTAAAAGCAAGAGCATCACCCATACAAGGATTTTTTCTATTTGCATTAAACTCATCTCTCATAGAATCAACTATTTCAAAGGATACTCCAGTCCAGTCATAGTCTTGCTCTAATGAAAAAGTATTGTTTCCATTGCTATAATGTGCTGCACCTAACTCTACATAATATCCATTTTTCTTTTTATCTAAAATATCAATTACGAACTGCTCTTGCTGTGTTATATTGTGCATTATTTAAACAACTCTCTTTTTAGTATAGTTGGAGACTCTTCTGTTCCACGTATAAATACAGTTGAGAAGTATCTTATTTTATCATCTAAAACTGGCAATGAGCCATGGACTATGTGCCCTCCGTGTATGTATAGTGCATTTGCTTTTGGTTTAATCGTAATTTTTAAATCTGGATAATCTAATTCCCCGCCTGAATAGTCATCATTATAATACAAACAAAATCCATATCCTATATAATATGGCAGATCTGGAATCCACTGGTCTGCATGATGTTTAATAAAATCTCCCTTTTTATATCTTTGCAGATGCGTCTTTTCAGGATAGTAAGAGTAGGATTCAAATAGGCTTCTCATCTTGTCGTTTATTAAATCAAAAACATTCTTTGATTTAAAGTATAAATTTTTACCATGCCAAAAATCTGGAGTGCTGTTTTCATTCTTGGATGCTTCATCAAACCAATCTTGCTCTGGAGTATTATTAATTATAGCGTAGACATCGGCAAGTTCTTGCTCTGTTAAAAATTCTTCTATTTCATATACATCGTCGTAAAGTTTGTTTATTTTCATATTTTCCTAATTAAACTTATTATTATAAATGTGACTTAATTCTAAGTGATTTATGTTACAATGTTTTGGTAGCGAGCCTATCCATCTAATAGATTCTGCTAGATCTTCTGCTGTTAAAGCATTGTCTTTTTTTTCAATTTGAGTATCTATGCTCCCTGGACAAATTTCTGTTACTTTAATTCCATAACTTGGAAACTCCATCCTCATTGTATCTATTAAAGCCATCTGTCCTCTTTTTGCATTGCTATAATTTCCTCCACCTCTATAGGGTATTTTACCGCATAAAGATGTTATAAATATAATTGTAGCAGAATCTGATTTTTGCATAGATGGAACAAAAAGTTGAGACAAATACATTGGCCCAGATACGTTCATATCATATGCTATCCTAAAGTTTTCCATTGTTTCATTTATAATATGCCTTGGAGTAGAACCACCGCCAGCATTATTAACAAGCAAGTCAAGAGTTATGTCGCTATATTTTTCATAAAAGTTTTTAATTTCAACTTCATTTGTAATATTCATTTTATATACTTCAACGTTGTCAGATACTAGACCTGATACTTTAGAAAGATCTCTTGAAACAGCAATAACTCTGTATCCATTTTCAGACAAGAGTTTAACAGTAGCATAGCCAACTCCTTTACTAGCACCTGTGACTATTGCTGTTTTCATTTACATATCCTGAGACTTATTAAGATCCATCTCGTTATGAATCCAATGTGCAGGAACCATATATTTAAATCCAGATTTTACAATGTGCGCTGTGTGAAAATATGGAGGAAATGCTGGAAATATAATAACGCTATTTGCTTTTGGTTTTAATCCAAAATCAATTGCTTTATTTGCAACAGATATATCATAGTCTAGATCTACTGCTGGGGCTGATCCTTTAGAAAAACCATCAACGCTTGTCCAACCACCATTATAATCTTTTAATTGAAAAGATATTTCTCCACCTTCGCAGTCATCATTTAGGTACATTACTAAAGAATATCTTAAAGTTTTATCCCCATCTAACTGATCAAAATGTGCACCCATACCTATACCAGTGTTATATTTTTTTATATTAAAAGTTGGAAAAATTCTTGGTTCATCAAAATCTCCAATAGATGTAGCATAGTCTTTACAAACATTATAGAGTGTATCCATTAGTGAATCGTAAATATACTTGCTTTTTTCCCCTACATCTCCATCAATTTTGTTTATTGCATTAATGTCAAACGTCTTTGTTTCTCCATAAATAAAAGTTTTATCATTAGAAGATGTCCAAGGATTCCAGACATTTACGTTAGACTCATTATAGTTTTCCAAAGAATCTAATTCTTTTAGTGTGCTTTGAAATTTATCAAAATCTTCTATAGCGTCTGTATAGTAGTAAACCTTTGGGTCTAGTATTTCTTTTTTCATTTATTTCTCCTTAGTATCTATTCTTTACGTAGTGATCTTTTTCTCTAACAAATCCTACAATAACGTATCTTATTGGGCCTTCTCCTACATGTCTTACTCCATGAGTATGCTTTTCATCCCCTGGGAAAAATAAAAGGTCTCCTGGTTTTGGTCTTAATGAGATATCTAAGTTTGGAAAAAAAAGTTCACCATCTACATAATCATCATTTATATATATAATTGTAGCATATTTAATCGATGGGTCAGTATGCTGATCAGTGTGTGATTTTAACTCTACTCCAGGCTGCATCCTTTGAATTGTAGCAAGACCGCTTAAAATCAATGATGGATCTGACTCTGTAATAATTTTTGACAGTCTATCATAAAAAACACGATACTCTTCGTGATGTTGTATGTTTAAATTTTTATCTACCCAATTTTGTGTAATTTCAAATTTACCTTCAGCAACAAGGTTATCAACATCATCTCTGCCAAACTTTTTCATACAAAAATTTTTTAAGTTTCCCATATACTCTATTTCCCAGTCTGGCTGAGATGCTTTATCTATTGTTTCCAATACAAAAGATAAGTCATCTTTTGTAAGAAAATCTTTAATCCACAAAATTTCTTCTGTAACTTCTTCAAAAATAATGTTGCTGTTTTTAAGATTTTGTTTAAATTTTTCAATCATTTACAATATCCTCAGACCTATACTTATTTCCTTCTTTATCTAACTTCCATCCTTGCTTAAGCAACTCTTGCCATTCTGCTCTTTCAATTTCTTGCTTTGCTCTAGTTTCTTTCATCTCTGCTGCCCAAGCATCTCTTAGTTCTTGTGGGTAGTCAGACTCTTCTCTGTCATCCCAGAAAGATCCTATTGTATACCTTACTCCGCTTGTGATCAAAGATACTTCGTGCATATTGTTAAATCCACCGTCAAATACCGCAAGCATTCCTACCTGCGGTTTAATCTCTATATTTTGATCTGGGAATCTTAATAGACCGCCTTCAAAGTCATCGTTTAAGTAGAGGAAGCCAGCATATCTGCTTCTTGTAAATGCTCCAGACTTTCCTTCAGCATCTGTATTGTCTGAATGCACTCTCGCATATGCTCCAGGCTCCCACTTTTGTGTGTGGTATCCAATCTTGCAAATTGTTTTTGGGTCAAGGTCGTGTACTGAGGCAATTGCTTCTGGCATTGTTTTTTCAATATCTGAAAATATAGTTGGAGGTAGTCCAGCATCAAGCAACTCTTGATCATTATCTTTTGGCAATATTGAGGAGTAAGATTCGTAGAATGAAATAGGCATCCAAGAAATTGCACCATTATCTGCTTGAGCATCTAAGGCTTGAATCATTTTTTTACAATCTTCTTTACTTATAAAATTTTCATAAACAACTATATCTTTTGTTAGTCTTTTCTTATTATTTAAATTCATTATATTCTTACTCCATTTTCTATAACTGATCTTTGAGGATGTTCGAGTCTAAACTTTTCCTCTAACTCTGGCTGCATTTGTGCCCAAACTTCTTTACCAAACTCTTTTTCTTTTGCGTACCACTCTTCAGTTCCTTTTTGATATTTTTGCCAGTACATTCTTGCTAAAAATTTGTTTTTGTTATAAGATGGCATAACTGCGTGTAGGTATGGCCTACCTTCTTCTGTTAAATAGTCTGGATGCCCTGATGGAAAAACTAAAAGATCTCCTGCTTCTGGCTTATACTTTACAAGTTTGTCGCCCATTGCGAAGTCAATTTCTCCACCCTCATAGTCATCATTAAAATATATTGTGCATGTTATAACAAAACTATATCCTGGAGCAGAACCTTTTTCTGGCTGGTAATCTGAATGATATCTCATTCCATATCTTTCGTGCTCCGAAGCATCTTTCTTGGTTATATGATATTTGCCTACTGTTCCACCTGTCCATCTCCATGTTGGAATAGTGTTTCCATCTTCGTCTAAAGATGTTTCGTTTAAATCTACATTAATATTATTTCTTTTAATATAATCTTCTGTAACCAAATAAAAATTTTCCATCATTTCTATACCAAAATTTTTTTGATCTTCTTGAATTTGTGTTTTTGTTTTTAGATTTTTTACATTACCGTATTTTTCTGACAGATTAAAATCAGGAAGTATCGGGGCTAAATACTCTCCAAAGATAGACCATTGTGTCCAAGGTGTAAAAAGTCTGTCTTCTGTTTCTACTAAAGAGTCTGTTAAAACTTTGTAAGATTTTGATATGTCTTTAAAAAGATTTTTATATACAAAAATTTTAGGGTATATTTCTATTGC